GCGAGAGGAGGCGAAAATATTTTTATAATTACAACCATACAACGTATATCACAGGGACAAAAATACACGAAAATATATATATTTTTTTCTTATATATATTATTAAATAAATAGTAGTAGTAGTAGTAGTAAAGACTAGAACCCTTGCATTTTAGGTGCATGAAAAAACTTTTCTCAGAAACGGACTTTGCAAAATTTCTGCAGAACGGGAATTCGAATTGACGTAAACTAAGCGTAACTTTTAACTTTTTTAAAGTAAGTTTGGTAAACTAAGCGTAACTTTTAACTTTTTTAAAGTAAGTTTGGTAAACTAAGCGTAACTTTGACTTTTTTTAAAGTAAGCCTCGTAGCCAACGTAGCCGATGTAGCTCACCGTCTTAAACGGAAACAGGTATCATTTTTAACACCCACGCGCGACCAAAATCAATCGCGTAGCTCACCGTCTTAAACGGAAACAGGTATCGAAATGACCGCATTTTGTGCGGCGAACGTTAAATTATTTTATGGATTTACTAAATTTTAGGCGTAAAAAGCCCGCATATGCGGGCTTAATTCCGTGCACGTGCACGGAATTGCTAAATTTTAGGCGTAAAAAAGCCCTCTTTCGAGGGCTTTCTGTAACATCATGTTACTTGTTATATTTATCTAAAATCAGTTTGGCTAGATATAGTAATTCCGGTGCGCTAGCATCTCTTTCTAACTCTTTGAGAATCATAGACGCCGTATCCTTGCAGTCTTGACTAAAGTTAGTCGTTTTAAAATTTAAACTAGGCTCTGTTTTGTTGTTGCTTGCTTTACCGCGTGCTAATGCTTCTGCTTTCAATCTTGCTTCTGCGACTTTCGCTTTCGCTTCTGCGGCTTTCGCTTCTGCGGCTTTCGCTTCTGCTTTCGCTTTCACTTCTGCTTCTGCTTCTGCTTTCGCTTCTGCGGCTTCTGCTTCTGCTTCTGCTTCTGCGGCTTCTTGTGCATCTGCTAAAGTCAAAAACTCTTCAACGCCGCCGTTTTCGTTCATAGCATCGGCGGCTTCTTGTGCTTCTGCTAGTAGTGCATCGGCTTTCGCTTTCGCTTCTACGGCTTTCGCTTCTGCTTTCGCTTTCGCTTCTGCGGCTTTCGCGGCTTTCGCTTTCGCGGCTTCTGCGGCTTTCGCTTCTGCGGCGGCTTTCTTTGCTAGTTTGTCAATGTTAACGGCGGCTTTCTCTTGCAATACCTCACGTTTACGCGTGTAGATTTCACCAGTCTCGATGTAATATTTTAACTGTTTCATCTGATATTCTTTGAAGTTTATAAAATCGCCGTTGCGATCCTTGCTTTCCCATAAACGAGTAACCGCCTCAAGTGCTATAATGTGCGGCAATTCGCCCGCCTTAATTTGTTTAGCATTCCCATGCTGAATAGTGCTGTACTGGTTACGCAATAATCTTAAAAATCCGACCGATTTTTCTTGTGCTTCAAAACGTGCTAATTCATGCACGTCTACCATCTCAATCTGTTGGATAAAGTTAAAAACTAATTCGCTTGTATTGATGGTATTGATTTCAGTTTTAGTGTTCATGATGATAATCCTATATAAAGTAAATTAAAGTTAATTGATACTGCAGGTATATTAGACAACAAAACGAAACCCACGTCAACCTATTAATTTTAACTAGCGTTATAAAACAATAAGTTATGGTTACCAGTTATCCGCAGTCAATGCGCATTGTATTCCGTGCACGTGCACGGAATAGACAAGGGGTAACATATACCTAACATATACGAACATATAGCTAACATATAGCTAACATATAGCTAACATATAGCTAACATATAGCTAACATATAGCTAACATATAGCTAACATATAGCTAACATATAGCTAACATATACGAACATATACGAACATATAGCTAACATATAGCTAACATATAGCTAACATATTAAAACATTGTGTATATAGTGGTAAGGTCGACCCCCACCCCCCCCAAAATAATATTTAGGAGTCCCCTATTTTTCTATACATACTATTATGCTCATCACACCTCCACTTCTACCAAATCACCCTAATCCCACATAACGCACAAGGTTATACAAACACCCCCCGTCACTTATATAAACGCCCATCAAAAAAATTTTTCACAAAAAATTTACAAAGTAGGGTAAGCTATGTGCTCATGTATGTTTATAACAAAGAAAGAATATGCAGATAGAAGACGAATATGATGATTTCGTGGATTTTGATGAGGTCGAGCCCTTTGATTTTTCCACTGTATGCGGACACACCGCCCCTAGTGAGGCTACAAAACGAAGACTCAACGCAAAAGAAGCCTTCAAAGACCCCACATTCCTAGATGCGCAGGGGATGCCCCCTTTGCCAGAACCGCAATTAACTTATGCAGAAAAAAATGAAGCCCTAAATATATTTTTAGAACAACCTGATGCACCTCCTGCACCTACCACACCCGGTGCGGCGAAAGCGCTCGACAAACTTTTAAAGCGGTTTGACTATACATTGGCAAATTCTACAAACAAGATGCGTCAATATGTGCTTTTTAAGCTGTTTGAACTTGCCGAAAACGAAGACCCAAAACTTCAGATTAAGGCAGTTGAGATGCTGGGTAAAGTAACTGAAATTGGGCTCTTTACGACAAAAGTAGAGGTAGCTGCTGCAGATAAACCGACAGGTGACCTAGAGACAGAGCTTAATGAGTTGATGTCCACGTACTCTATTGGCGGTGAGCTTGGCTCAATTGATGTGCAATACGAGCAGATTTCCGATGAAGAGCTTAAAGGTGATGCTAAAGAAGAGGAGTTTGAAGAGGTAGAGGATGAGTAAGTTAGCCCATGTGCCTCCATCAGATAAAGAACGTATAGCGCAGCTCGTACGAGAACTTAAGCGCCGAAGAGAGCGAGAAAATTCACAGACTGACTTCTTAGCGTTTGTGCAGTCGGTGTGGCCTGATTTTATTTATGGTCGACATCATGCAAGGATAGCCTCAGAGTTTGAGCGCGTAGCCAGAGGCGAGTGTAAGCGGCTTATTATTAACTTAGGTCCACGTCATACAAAGAGTGAGTTTGGGTCGTACCTTTTGCCAGCTTGGTTTTTAGGGCGGTTTCCTAATAAAAAAGTAATTCAGTGCTCGCATACAGCTGACCTTGCGGTGGGTTTTGGTCGAAAAGTGCGTAACTTAGTAGACTCTCCTGCGTATCAAGAAGTGTTCCCTAACGTAGGTTTGCGGTCTGATTCAAAGGCGGCGGGTAGATGGAACACCAGTGCAGGTGGTGACTATTTTGCTATCGGGGTAGGCGGTGCAGTAACCGGTAAAGGTGCTGACCTGCTGATAATTGACGACCCGCACAGTGAACAAGAAGCGGCGATAGCGGCGAGTAATCCTGAGATTTACGATAAAGTGTACGAGTGGTACACGTCTGGTCCGCGTCAGCGTCTCCAGCCTGGCGGAGCCATAATCATCATCCAGACTCGTTGGTCAAAAAGAGACCTGACGGGACAAGTGCTTGAAGCGGCGATGCAGAGAGGCAACGAGAATTGGAGAGTGGTAGAGTTCCCTGCCATATTGCCATCGGGTAAACCGCTATGGCCTGAGTTCTGGAGTCTTGAGGAATTAGAAGCGACACGCGATGCAATTGACGTGTCCAAGTGGCAGGCGCAGTATCAGCAAGACCCGACCTCTGAAGAGGGTGCGATAGTTAAACGAGAATGGTGGATGAAATGGACTAAAGAAGACCCTCCTCCAACAGACTTTATATTGATGACTTGGGATACGGCGTTTGAGAAATCACAGCGAGCTGACTATAGTGCGTGTACTGTGTGGGGCGTGTTCTACCAAGACAACGACAACGGCGTGATGCAGGCTAACATTATTATGCTTGATGCGAAACGTGGGCGGTATGAGTTCCCCGAACTTAAGCAAGTTGTGCTGGATGACTATAACTATTGGCAACCTGATAGTATAATCGTAGAAAAGAAAGCGTCTGGTGCGCCACTTATATATGAGCTACGTGCAATGGGTATTCCAGTGATGGAATTTACGCCTACAAGAGGTAACGATAAGATATCTAGGCTTAATGCGGTTGCAGACTTATTTCACTCTGGTAGAGTATGGGCACCGAACACACGATTTGCGGACGAGGTTATCGAAGAGGTGGCATCATTTCCCGCAGGGCAACACGATGACTATGTGGATACCGTGTCAATGGCGATGGCGAGGTTTAGAAAAGGCGGGTTTATTTCAACTAATTTAGATGAACCAGAACCAGAGCGAGAGTTTAGAGGGCGGTCATCACGGCGCAATGCATATTACTAACAACAGCAGAGAAACTAAATGTTTGATAAAAGCCTAAACCAAGCACCACTAGGACTTGAGTCCTTACTCGGCGGCGATGAGCCTGACATCGAGATTGAAATTGACGACCCAGAAAGTTTGCATATTGCAATGGGTGGGATGGAGATTGACTTTGACCCTAAAGAAGAAACGGACGAAGATTTTGACGAGAACTTAGCTGAACTCCTAGATGATGGGGAGCTTTCGTCTATTGCAGCAGATTTGTTGTCTGATTTTGATGATGACGTGGCTTCGCGTAAAGATTGGATTACGACTTATACAGATGGTTTAGAGCTACTCGGTATGAAGATTGAAGAGCGTACTGAGCCTTGGGATGGTGCGTGTGGTGTGCATCACCCTCTACTTAGCGAAGCATTAGTTAAGTTTCAAGCTGAGACTATGATGGCGACATTCCCGTCAGCAGGCCCTGTCAAAACAAAGATTATTGGTAAAGAGACTTCTAACA